TCCACACCCGGAAGCCCTTCGTCTTGCACAGCAGCGGCAAATTCAGTGTGAATCTTGGTACCATATTGACTTGGGGAAAGAGAGTCCTTTTGACCCACTTTGTCAAACACTTCATTGAGAAGGGCGAGAAGTACAACAGACGTTTTATCAATGGTCGGAATTCTGGTCACCCAGAAAACGCCAGTGGCGGCAGCGATTTGAACGGCCGAACTCCCCTGCCCCGAGTGTCCCGCCGCTGTCACGTCAGACTGTGTGCCGGTGTCCAGAGCCGCATATCGCGTGGCGGGAACTAAATCAGAACGAGTTGCCGAATCGGGTGACGATCCACTCCCGTCATCAATCGTCCACTGCCCACCGCTAGGATTACCGGCGGAGACGCGCAATTGGTCGGGACTGTACTTTTGGATAACGGGCGAGATTTGAGACTTCACGCCCGCGCATGCGTTTGCATTCGTGTTCGCCCCGCCCACACCCGCCTCGATCGGCACATACCCGGTCGCCGTCAGCACCATCGGCCGGTCCGCGGCGGCATTGGCGTAGGGATCAAGCCTCAGGGCATCGCGCATTTCGTTAAGCGTGACGGCGCCGAGTTTGAGGCGGGCTTCGAGTTGGGCTTCGGCTTGTGCCGCGTCGGTGTCTTCGTCCTCCCAGACCAGTTCGAGATCCGGCGAGGCGAATTCTTCGGCGATGATTTCGTCGATCAGGTCCTTGACCCATTCCTTGGTCGGCTCGAGACCCTCTTCCTCGCTCTGCGCCGACTGGTTGTCGGCGGTGGCGCGGTTCATCACTTTGGTGGCCCATTGCGGCGGCACCGAAAAAGCGAAGCAGATGATGCGGGCGAGCCATTCGTCGAAGTCGTCTTTGTGCTGCGGCTCCTTGGTCTGGACCACCTTGGCGGCGGTCTCGCCGGGCACGAATTTGGCGCGGCGGCGCTTGGCGAGATCGCCGACGAATTCGGTGTCCCAGTAATCTTGAAACTGTTTTATCTGGTCCGGAGTCCAGCCTTGCGGGACACCGATCAGGGCGTCGGGGATCGAGCCCTCGGTAAAATAGTCCAACTGCCAGAGCTGGCGGCGCAGCGCGATGTTCACCGTCATCAGCACCTGCTGCACCGGCGAATAGCCATAGACCCGGTGAGCGCGGACGTTCCGCGGCCGATAGATTATGTCGCGCGCCGAATAATTGACGGCGGGCAGCCCCTTGAGCACCTGCTGAAACGCCGGCGGAAAGATGGTGCCGCCATCGGCGCCGGCAAAAGGCTGTGGCGTGCGGCCCCAGTCGTCGATCACGCGCTTGATGGTCGCGCCATCGAGCTGTTGCAGAGCGCAGAGCTGGCCGGACCGGGTGCGCTGGCAATAGAGCGTCGCGGCGTCGATGACGAACATGTCCTCGAGCAGCGCGCGCAGCCACGTCTTCCAGCGCGTCAGGCCGTCGGGTTTTTGGAAGAACTGCTCGGCGGCGGCGATCCGCGCGCTCACGTCGGCGTCGATCGTGGCGTTTTTTCTTTTGAACTTCGGGTCGCGCGGCCGGATGCGCCAGCGCTGGCGCTCCATCTGGTCCTTGCGCGTCTCGATGACGAGGCGAAGCACGTCATAGGCGTCGGCAAAGCCCCGCAGTTCGGCGAAGCCGATCGGCTCATAGCCACGCGGCCGGGTCACGAGATTGTAGCCCGCCGGGAAATCGAAGCGCCGGCCGGCGACATCCGCCGGCGCGATGGGGCTCAGCGGATTGAGCGGGCCGAACCAATCGGCACCGCTGCCGCGCGCGATGCCGCTGCTGCTGGAAGTGTTTTGGCTGGACGTGCTTTGGCCGGAGCCGTTCCCGCTCGTGCCATACGACACCTGGATCTGATACGGCGACAGCGGCCAGCTCGGCTGGCCGGCGCCGCGAATTTGCTCGCTCATGTCGATCCTGTGGTGTTGGGTAATGCTTCAGCAGCCGATCAAAAATTGACGGGTCGGAGCGCCGTCGCCGCAAACCGGCGCGCGCTCCGACCCGATGACCCGCGCCGCCCCGGCGCCGTGCCGCCGCCCGGAAGCGATGCGCGCCGCCGGAGCTGAAGACGGCACGCATTGAGGCATTAACGGCGGTTGCGCGAAGACGAGACGCGGGTCAGGCCCGCGCAAAGCGGGCCACGGCATGCCGATCGCGAAAGGCGCTTCGCGTCGGCATATTGCGGAATGAAATGTCACCCTCGCAAATTTGCGAAGTGCAAAGGCAACTTCCGATCGTCGAACTCGATTCCCGCGCTTATTGAACGCGGATGTCAATTATGGTTTGGCTTTATTCCCTGCCCGCCTATTGAGCCACTACCGTACAGTTGGCATCAAAGATATTTGGCATCGTCCCCGACAAGCATATTTCTCAGGTTTGGAGGTACGGGGAATCCAAAACCGCGCCCCGGCTCATCCCACATCAGATTGCCCGATTTATGATAGTCACTCGCATAAATCTCCGTTCCGATCTTTTCGAATGCTAACAAAAGCGATTGAGCCGAATCAAAGCCCGCGGCTGCGGATTTTCGTTTTCCATCAGGCCAACCAATTTCATAACTACAAAACCATTGAGAATTGTCACGTTGCGGGGCGTAAATAAGAATGGGTATCTCGACCTGACCTTCCGCCAGCCGCAACTTGAGCAAACGATTGGCTACAATCATGGATACCTCAAAAGGTCAGTGGCGGTAGCGGCCGGCCGGTGCCGCATGCGGCGAGACGCGCCATGGCTTGGCGATAGCATATCGGTGAATGTACTATCCTACAAATTTCGAGATCGCGTTCATATTGGGCGTCGCATTCCGCTTCAGAAGGTGTCCTGCCAGCGCTCAATATAAAGCGCACTTGGGCATCGCCAGGGTCCGCGCTGTCCGATTGACTCGTCCACTGTCCACCATTGGGATTCCCCGCTACGATCCGGGGCTGGTTGGGATCGAATTTCCACAGAGGATCTTGCTCAACCAGATTACGGATCGCTTTCATGATTTCGAGCCGCACCTCCGAGGTGTTGGGCACGGCCATGGGACGCAAAGATCGGTAGCAGCTCATTCCTTTCCTTTCTCGGCGGCCAATGCGAAACCGGCCGCGACCAGCGGAGCAGCGTCCATCTCCTTGACCACGACCGAATGGTCGGGGTCCGCCATGTAATATGTGCCGGACAGGCCATGCGCCCCGGAAACGTCCGCCGGCGCCCTCAGCCGGACGGAGGCGCCGCCGATCGCCTTGCAAGCATCCGCGACAGGTTGTTGACGTTCTTGTGTTTTGTGTTTTCGGCTTTCCGCCTGCCGCCGATAAAACTCCAGGATCGGCGCCGCATCCTTGAGCATCAACTCGCTGATAGCGAAGACCAGCGCATCGGCGTGATCCGGGCTGCCCTCGCCGCGATAGCCGGCCGTGGTGAAAGCGCAGAGCTGATCTTCCAGCACGGCGAAGCGGCCGACGTGATGCACCAGGCCCTGTTCGTAGAGCGCCGACACCGGTTCGGCGCGCAACACTTTGCCGCGCGAGGCCGAGACCATGCGCACCGGCACATTGGCGTCGGCGGTGCGGATGACAAAGCGCACCATCTCGCCGCCGAAGTTTTCCTCGGCGATGATGCGATCGGCGTCGAACTCGCGATAGGCCGCAACAGCAGCACGGCCCCACACCGCGGGCGCATCGCGCAGCGAGCGGTCGGCCAGCACATAGGCGTGGCCGTCGTCGCCCTCGGTGGCGACCACGATGCCGATCTCGTCGGCGCGCTGGTCGTCCTCGCTCGACGCGCCTGACGGATCGACCGCGACCACGACGCGGCGCCGGCGCGCCGGCGGAAATTCCGCGACGCGCGCGCGCGCGATGACTTCGTAGGAAAACAATGCGCCGTCGAGGTCGTCGACATAAGCGCCTTCATAGAAGCGCTTGCGCTGCCGCTCCGGCAGGCGGGCAAGGCTCTTCAGATAGCCCTCGGTCAGATAGGTGTTGTCGGCCGGATTGAGAAACATCCGGTCGTATTCGTCGGGGTCCTCGAACGGCTGGCGCGAGAGCGGCTCGCGCTTGTCGCCGAACAGAACATTGCTCCAGTGGCCCTTATTCGTCGGATTGAGATCGTAATAGGCGGCTTGCGGCAGGCCTTCGACGACCTGGGCGAGCCGCGTCAGCGCGACCAGCACCGACGCATAGGGAATTTGCGAACATTCATTGAAAAAAATGGTGGCATATTCCTTGCCGAGGATTTTTTCGACACGCTCGGCGTCGTCGAGCCCGGCAAGCCAGATCTCCGAACCGTTCTTAAGCGAGAAATAGCCGTCGGAGCGGTGATGCTTGAGCGCTTGGCCCGGGAAACCGAGCCGGAATACCTTCGGCAAAGTGTCGAGCGCGATCGACGGCCGCACCGCGTTATAGCGAAAGCGCAAGATGGCGTGGCGCGAATTGTCGGAATTGACGGCGCGCTCGGCGATTTCGTTGACGATCACCGTGGTCTTGCCGGAACGCGCGCCGCCGACCAGCAGAATATGGCGGCGGCCGCTTTTCAGCAGCGCCTTGGCTTCCTTCTGTCGATCGGTGAGGCTCAATCGACTGGGTACGAACGAACGCGACGAAGCGTTCTCGTTTTCCATTGGTGCCCGCTATTTCCAGCCTTGTTTCCCCTCACGGCTAAGGCCGCTCGAATCCTGGGTTCGATCAGAGCGGGCACGGTCAAGAACGGCGCGCAAGCGCGGCGCATACGCGACGAAATCCAGGATTAATCCACTGCACGCTCAGCTCGTAACGCTTCCGCGCCGAGACCCCTGATACGTAAGATCCTGAAATTCGTTCGGAAAATATTGACGCTGCAGATCATCGACAATTTCATTCGCGCGAATGGATATACCCATATTGGGCCAATCTTCATGGCCTCGCGACGTCACCATGAGATCAATTTGCCATCCGGGAAAATCCTTGATGAAGTCCTGAAGCGCGCTCACGACCGGCATTCGCAGAAGTTTCAAATTATCGACAAACACGACAACCTGGGGATACTCGGTATAATCGCCGTGCACCGAATAGTCGCCTCGCGACTGTCCCGGCAAATAGTCCGGCCGCCCAAAGCGATCGAGCAGTTTATCAACTCGTTCGTAGAGTTTTTTGAATACGGCATATTGTTCGGACTGACGACTATCGTATTCGTCCCGGCTCATCGTATTAATTTCGTCGCGGGTTATCATTCTAATCTTCGTCTCCCCCACCTCCTCGCCATGGACCGTAACGGCGAATATATCTATACACTTCCTGCCTGATCTTTATTCGCGAATTCGCGAATTCGAGGATCACTCGAACCAATTACTTCCTGTATAAATTCGCGCGCCTGCGTGGGCGTCATTTGCTCTGCAGTAATTTTGTTCCTTTCCAAAAATACGTCAAGCAGATCGTTGACCGCATCATTATACTGTCTATGCTCGATATTATTGAAATTTACAGTACGATCAGCAAGCGGCCCTGATGTAGATTTTTCGAATACAGCTTCTGTCTCAGCTGAGAAATTCCTTTTCTGAAAAACAGTTTTAGGCACCCAGTGGTGGCCATCAGCATACGGTTGCCGAGGAAACGGTGGGGTGTCCGACGCGTTATTTGGATCATCGGAGGCTGCGACACGCGTCTATCGACCGCCACCCGTATGGTGCTCCGGTATTCGCGGCTCTTCCGGATTGTAGCCGTACTTGCGTAACTCTGATCGTAGCAGGAGCGGCCATTCCCGGCGGAGCTTGCAGAACTCTTGGACGATCTTTTCCAATTCACGCCTGATCGACGCGATCTCGGCCTGCCGCCACTGGAACCCCTCATGCCGGTCATCCGCGAGCGTGCGCATCGCATTCACGATTTCGCGCCACGCCGGAAAGGTGTTGGGAACAGCGGTCGCGAGCCGCGGCTTGCAAGGCAGCATTGTCTTGATCCCTGCCAAAAACGCGCCGCGGCCGAGCCCCGCGTAGACAAGACCTCTCGCGGCTTCCCCTC